CAAGGTCTGGATGTTCACCAATACCCACTGGATTAGTGAGATAGACTTTGATATTATCTTTTGCTTTTTCAATCTCTGATTCATACTGTAGTTTTAGTGCTTTTATAAACATATTATTACTCCTTTAGGGTTGCATAACTCTTGACATAATCTCTCATAAAATTACGACCAGCTGACACAGAAAGTGTGAGGGTATCATCGTTTTTATTCTCTTCCTCTTCGTATAAGATAAGTGCAATAAGAGCGTAATTTGCCATATCAATGAGAGTGTCCTTGATACTCTCATCTTTGACTTCTAACTTTTCTTTCTTTGCAAACCCCATGATACGACTAAACTTGTCTCCAATTCGCACACAACAACCCTTCCATGCTGGAATCCCTGCCTGTTCGCATGTTCTGAAATTTGCAAATACATCGTCTGTGTTTGCGTAGTCATGACGCTTTGCATCATGCACCAATTTCATATTCTCCAACAACTCATAAAATCTTTCACTCTGGTTCATCTTTCTACTCCACTATGTGACTAAAGTTCTTCACTTTCTCAAATTTAATTGTACTGCGAAACTTATCTGCAAGTGCATCTTGTTTGTGACTAATCACAAATACATTCTCACCACCCAGTGTGTTGAGTATCTTTAGGAACTCATCTGTGCCTGTGCCATCCAGCGAACTATCGAACACCTCATCAAGTATCAAGAGATTAGTGTTAGCACTGTTCTTCATCTTTGCAACGGCTCTCCAAGTAAACAGCAGTGCAAGGTCAATACGCATCTTCTCACCTTCACTGAATGAAGCGTAAGTAAAATCGTCACGATATCTTGACTTGATTGTTTCCTCAAAATTTTCATTCAGTGTGAAGTTAACATAAAACTCCATTGATGTGAGATAGGTATTAACCAACTTATTCATGATAGGTAGATACTGTTTTATAATCTTGGTCTTAATACCCTGATCAGTCAGCATCGACTTTACTGCTTCATTATAAACTCTCGACTCACGCAACTTACTTTTCTCTTTAGTAACAGACTCAAATTCCTCTTCTAGAACTGTGACCTCTTCGTGGTCTTTTTTGTCAACATGTCCAGATTGCAGCTGTTTCATTTCTGCATCTAAAGTTGCATTGAATTTTTGTAGTTGAGACATAGAGCTATTCTCTTTTGCAATCTCAACATTATTTGATTGTATATTTTGACTAACTTCATTGATTATCGTAACCTTTGCCTTAGTTGCATCCAACTCATCTTTAAGGTCAGCCATTCCCCTAGACAACTTATCAGCCTCACCCCTTTTCACATTGACCATATCAGATTTGAAAATCTCATCAATATGTTGTTGACATGTAGGACAGTCTTCATTTTTTTCAAAGAAACCAACAAGTCTACTGTGCGCTCTATGTTTTTCTTTCAGTTGAGACTGAATGTCTTTCAGCTTGGTGAACTTCTCTTCAATCTTCGAGGCATTAGATATCTTCTCATGCATACTTTCAATATCATTCTGAAGGTCAGCAATCTTTCGCTTCTTCTTAAAAATCTCCTCTTCATTACCAGCAATCAGAGTTGTTTTTTCTTCAATCAACTTTCTTCGATTATCTTGGATGTCTTTGATATACTTCTTCTTTAGCACAAGTTTTTCTTTTGTGATAGATTCCTTATACTCCAACTCTCTACAGTCAGTTTCGATTGTTTTTAACTTCTGCTTGAGTATCATGTTCATTAAGGAGAAAATCTGAATATCCAAAATCTCTTCAACAACTTCACGCCGATGTCTGGACTTCAGTTGCATGAAAGGAATGAATGTAGATGAACCAAGAATGACAACCTGTGTAAAACTACGATAGTTCAGTTTTAGAATTTGTTGCTCTAGGTATTTTTGATAATCTCTCACATTGGCATCTTGGTTATACATCTTGCCGCCAATATAAATCTCAAATACATTTGGCTTGATGCCACGAACAACTTTTATATCTTTACCACCAACGGTAAACTCAACCTCTACAAGACAATTAGATGCGTTGACAGAATTTAAAAGTTGTGGTTTATTGATGTTGCGAAATGGTTTACCAAATAGACCAAAACATATTGCGTCAAGGACAGTTGACTTACCAGCGCCATTCTCTCCGATAATCAATGTCGTTGAGTTTCTATCTAGTTGTATTTCAGTGAAGTTATTACCAGTTGATAAAAAGTTCTTCCACCTAACATAATTAAAATGAATCAAATCTCTAAATCCTGTGCTTCAATATATAATTCTCTTGTTGTGTTCTTGAGTCTGTCTTTACTTAGGTTAATCGGCAGATCATCAATATAGCGTTCAAGTAAGGTCATAGTGTCCTCGGTATTCTCAACAATATCATCAGAGACATTGCTTGCATCCAACTCTGAGAAATCTTCAATAATCTTGACCTCATGACAATCAGCTTGCAACAATCTATCAACAAATTTATCGAACTGATAAAGGTCTTTCTTATTTACCACAACCAATTTCACATATTTATTTTTGTATGCCGACATATCATGATTATCGTCAAAAATGGACACTGTATCATCATAGTAAATCTTGGAGTAAATAGTGTGGGGATTGACAATCCGTTCCAACTCTCTCTTCTCTGTATCAAATACATGAAACCCTTTAGGATCATTCCAATCATTCCAGTAGATTTCATATGGTGTGCCAAGATAGAATATTTGGCCGTCATCTGATTTGTGGTGATAGTGACCACTCATCACCATATCAAACCTTTTGAACTCTTGCTTGTCCCAGCCGTGGTCCATGAATAAACCTCTCTGCATCTCAAAACCATTTAACTCTAAATGGCCCATGCAGATTTGAGCATCAGATGTTTGCAACATCTTCATCGTGTGAGACATATTCTCAGTATTAATCCAAGGAACAAATAGAATTTTACATCCATCAAACTCAACTTCAGTTGATTTCTCATAAACGGTAATATTCTTGTGTCTGCCGTCCACAAGTTCTTGTAGTGAATTCACCTCGTTGGTATTCTTATAGAAGGTGTCGTGATTTCCAACAAGCATGTGAAGGTTTATACCTTCAAACTTATCGATAAACCGCTCACGGAAATCTTTCGCAATACGATAGGACACATATTTCCTTCTATCCATAACATCGCCGAGATGAACAACATCGGTTATGTTATGTTCTTTTAGATATGGGAAAAACTGATTCTCGTAAAACTGGAAAAAATATTCGTTAAAGTTTTGATTGTCATTCCTAGCGCCGAAGTGAGTGTCGGTGATTAGAGCTACTTTCAATCTTTTTTCTCCATGAAGACTTCTAGTCCTTTTTTCTTACCAGAGTCTTCTTTCTTCTTGGGTTTGTATACATCTTCTGCTGGCAAGAATGCAGCTAAGTCTATACCCTCAACATGATAAGTATTATTGTCACCTTCCATAGTTGTAAAGGAAGTATAGGCTTCCCTCTCAATCATTTTATTCTTCACATGACTTTGCTTTTTCTCTTTTGCAATTCTTCTTAGAAATGCATAGTAGATTATCTGAGTAAAGTATGCAAAGGGGTTTTTTGATTTTTCTGGATTGAAATTTTTCACATATTGTAGACAATTCTCAATGCCGTCTGAAATCATTTCATCTCTGTAAGTATAATTTATAAAATTTGGTCTATACGATAAATGAGTTGCAATTTTTAAGAAACACTCACCGATATAGTTTGTAACAGGAGGAGACTGCTTTCCATCATCCTCTGCGATAGCGCACTTCTCTCTCCACTCAATCATTGCCTGTAGAAAAACTTTGTTGTCTACATAATGGATACTTTTTTTCTTTGCCATTTAAATCTCCAATCACATAACATATAATAAACAAATATACACACAATGTCAATACCCATTTATTTTTTCATTGGAGTATTGACAAGCAGTGAAAAACCGTGTACTTTAAGTATGTGCCTGGGTCAATGAATAAGTTTAGAACCTGTTTCTGATCCTATTAATAGTTCATCGTATATATCTTCATCGTCTGGGTCATCATCATCTGGAGATAGAATATCTTCATCTCCCCAGTTTGCATCTATTTTTCTAATCACATGCTCGTAGTATCTAGCTAATCCAGTTGATGCATCGGCAATTAGTATGCAATGACTTTTATTAACCTCAAAATATCTCTGCTCCGAAAAATGTTGCAACCACGGCTTGAGATTTAAGATTTCATTAACCTGACCATCTGAGCTTAATTTAGGAATCACATCCATTTTTAGTGGATTCGACACTTCATAATTGTCTACGGTTTCACCACTTATCTCACAGATAATCATTTCATTGTTGGCAAACTTTAGAATCTTGTAATTTTCTAGATTCATTTTAATTTTATCCTATCTATTTTATAATCAAATTTTTGCTCACTATAGATATTTATGCGTTCTTTAAAATGTCTTAGGGTGAAATTGAGTTTAGAATCGATGGAAAGATCGTCGGAGATGTCAAAGACTTTGAGACTTCGGCTTTTGTCTCCAAGTCGCAACCCACGCCCAAGGGACTGTAACACTCTAATTTTGCTTTTGCTGGGACTGGCGAACACGATGTTATTAACATTCCTAATATTAATACCAGTACTAAAAGTACCATAGCTGGCCACGATGATTGCTCCATGTTCTTTCTCCACTATCTCTCTAATCTGTTCTCTAGTGTCTGTATTAACACCACCATAGACAAAAAATACTTTCCTGTCCTTGTATTTATCTTTTATTAGCTTATAAAGCGGTTCCCCGTGCTTTTCTACAAACTGAAATAAACAGAGGGTATTACCAGTGCAATGCCCCATAAGATCGCAAAGAAATAGATTCCTTTTCTTCTTTGTAACGATATATTCCAATTCTCCTCCATAGTCAAACTCCTTTACTATTTGTCTATCCTCATCGGGATATTTTAAAACTATACAGTTAATCTTTAAATTTGATAGCGTTTTATTATCAATCAATTCTTTTGTTGTGACAACATATTTTGCTTTACCAAACAATCCCTCTAATACTAATCTGTTCGTTTGAGTTCCATCCAGTGTTCCTGTTAACCCAAAACGATATTTGCAAGTGTCAAGTTTTGTCATGATACCTGTCAAAGATTTTGCTTTGAACAGATGAGCTTCATCCCCAAACACTGCTCCAAACTGCCTGAAATATGCTCTTGGCATTCTATGCAACGATTGCCAAGTTGATATAACAACATCTTTAGTTACTTTTTTATCATGTCCTTGATATATTTTTTGACAGTATGTTCCAGAACTCCAACCATAATCCTCAAAGTCTTTGTACATCTGTTCAACAAGCGAAGTGGTTGGAACTAAAATTAGAGTTTTCAATTCCATCATATGGTAGTAACGAATGAGACAATATATTACTAATGACTTGCCCGAAGCAGTAGGAGAAATGAGCAAAGAACGATTTGTGGCAATAGCATGGGTAATGGCATCAATTTGATAATCTCGAACTTTAATTCTTCTTCCATTGAGAGTGGGTCTGAGCCCTCGTACAAAGCCTTGCACCACACTTCTGGCCACTGTTCTTTCACTTCTGAGTCCATCTTCCAATTCATAATCTTCACCATTATTTTTAAGGTACTCTTCTATATAGGGGAGTAGTCCTCTATATATTTCACCTGTGACAATGTTGTATAAACGAATCTTACCATCCCAAGTTTTATTCCTATATGCAGGCATATACTTGAAGCCGGGAACTTCAAAGGTAAAGAAATCATTCACCTCCGCTGCAAGTGATGGTTCAATATCTATTATTTTTATGTAGACCTCATTCTTTTTAGATATACGCATTTTGTAATGTGTGAGGCTCACCGTAATGACCTCTTACCAATATGTTCCATGCAATACTTATTCGTTCATTCGGAGTAGAAGGAACCCAATGCATCAACCATGATGGGAAAATAAATGATGTGTCAACAACAGAGTTAAACTGTATCATTCCAGAGTTGTCCCAGTTTGGTGTATTTCTTGGTTTTAAAATATTTGCTGCCGGTCTGGGATCAAAAAACTGTATTGGAGAGCCCCCCTTCAAATAGTATACACCAGACAATGTATTATTAGAGTGTGTATGGGGTGGATGGGTTTGTCCCTCTTCTAATATATTACTCCACATATTAGTAATTTCAATTTTATCGAACTCGTATCCACTATCTTCAAGTATTTTTTCTGTTACTGCTTTAATATTATCAGAGAGTGGTCTAAAGTAAGAAATTTTATGTAAAGTGTCATCTTTTGCCTTCTTGTAATGCGTCTGATTTACCTTTTGAACATAACTCCTCATCATCATCTGGTCATGATCACCAATATTCATTTTAACTTCATGAACAGAGGTAGGAAAACATTTCCAAGTTTTTACATTATCCATAACATCAGAAACCTCCGGCCACAAATTTCTTCCAATCTTGAGCGTTACGGATATCCCATCCCCTGTTATCTATAGACTTTATCACACCATCTATGAACTCTACTATTGTCTCATAGTATACAACCTTCTTCTCAAGTTCAATAATATCGTCATCAGAATTAATATACATCTGAAGGTCAGTTTTCAGAACTTTCAAGTCAAATGGTTTGGCAGCATAAATTTTTGCATCGGACTTGCCACCATAATATTCCCACTTCTCTCGGTATAATCGTTTGTGGTCAGCTTTACACTGAAACATGAGAAGTTTGTATTTGGTTTTATACTCTAACCATTTTGGTTTGATGATTTGATTTTTATAGGATTGTTGGTGTAGGTCTTCATCATCTAATATAATAAGGTCTTCTTTGGCTTCCGCCTGTAATTCACTTAACTTGTTCATTTAATCTCCATTATGATGCAGTGGTGTTCAATGCAGTAAATTGATATATCTGATATGCAAATGTAGCATTTGCAATCACATTAGTAACATCTGTAGCATCATTGTTAAACTGTACGGCGCTCAATGCTACAGGATACAAATCTAAAAAATCAACCTGTAATAAAGGATTATTTTTATTTGACAAAACCATAAGGTATGCATCAGAAAATAATGCATTAGCAGGTGTGGAAGCACCAACTCTATCAGTCGAAGGACTTACCGCTGCGCTTGGGGTGTTAGATATATTTGACTTAAAATTACTGAACTGTTTTCTACTCTTTGGAAAACCAATTGCAGTCATCCATTCATGCAAAGACCGATAGTTCTCTAAAAACTCATCGACAATAAAACTTATCTCTAAATTCTCATAAGTTATTTTATCACCCATAATCGGAATGTCTTTAAATGGGGTAGGAAAAAGAGCTTCCCCCATATTAATGCCTGGAATATTTGCTGAAGTCGTAAAAAATTGCACTTTCGGTAATTGGTGAATACCGAAACGAAATTGAGTAGGACTCAAATAATCTAATTTATCTGGTTGTCTATCTATAGCTGTGGTCATACTACTATTTATAACAAAAAAAAGAGGAGGTCCGAAGACCCCCTCTAAGTTTGTAGTCAAGTTTCTTATTATTATTACATAAGGTTTGTAACTTTAACCCGACGATAGTAAGCATTTGTATTCGCTGCAAGTGAGATTGTAGCAGCTGTATTAGCAGCTTCAGCACCAGCACGGGCAAATGGGTTAGCAGCCATACCGTAACGAGTTTTGAACCCGATTTTCGGTTGGAAGTTGTCCTCACCAACCGCACGAACCATTTGTAACGGAACATACGGGCAATAGAACAAACCAGCATCGTAAGGTGAAGTACCCTTGTAACCAACGACATAATACTGCGAAGCAGCAACATTCGCCGAATACGGGTCAACATAGACCTTGTAACGACCATTCATAATACCAGCAAAAGTTGTCTGTGTGTCATCAACATTAAGGTTGTTGTTGAGAGCAGGCGTGTAATCAAGAACACCAGCCATCTGAAGAGCAGATGCAACATCAGCAGAACAGACGATCATGTTACCTTTACCACGACGAGTCTGTTGACCAATGGCATTCGCATCTCTTTCGATAGCGAACATCAGGCCTTTGAACTTCTCAACTGACCAACGACCATTAGAGTCGGTGTCAAGGTCGAAGATACCAGCAGTCGTTGTATTAATCGCAGCACCCTTAACAGCAGTATTGTAGATCGAGCGAACAACCTCACGGTTAATTTCAGCAAGAATCTCTGTCGAAAGAATGTTAGCGAGTTCTGTCTCAGCGTCCAGACCGTGGATCGCTTTGAGGTCTTGAGCAAGTTCCATTGAATACTCAGCTTTCAGAGCACGGGAAACTGCCGTAACCGTCGATTTGTCGATACTGAATGACATTTCAGCAAAAGCGTTCGTGGCACTATCACCAAGAGCTTCAGACTGAGCAGTTGTCATACCAGTTGCGAATGCATAATCTCCAGCAGTCGGGCTGTCATTAAGAGCAGCAGGATTGCTTTCGCTTGCACCAATATCACCACCACCGATTGTGCCGGCAGCGTTCTGGTTCGAGAAGTCACCAGAGAAACCGTTTGCAGCAGCAGCGGTTGTCTCATCGACCAATGCTTCTTCACCATCCATCGACAGATGACGGGCCCGCATTGCAAAGATTAGACCAGTAGGGCCAGTCATTGGCTGGACACCACAGATATCATACGCAATTAAGTTTGGCATTGCACGGCGAACTAACGAAATTAGGATTGGGTCCCAATTTGATACACCCGATACATTACCTGTCGGAACACTTTCCGAAAGGAACGCTGCATCTTCTCTAAGAGCAGCTTCTTGGTTCTCAAGAATAACAGTGGTAACGGCCCGACGATACGAATCTTCGATTTCTGGAAGATCAGGATGTTTTAGGACCGGCGACCACTTTTCTTGTAGATGTTCTGTTTGAAACATTTGTTTCTCCTTTATTTATTATTACATCTATTTATTATGTTTATAATTTAAACAGCGCCTTTGATACGTTTTTCAGTACGACCAATAGCAGACATATACGCCTTCATTGCGTTCGTCGTATCAATGTCCTGTTCGGCGCTACCATAGTCATCATCATTATCATAAGTCTGATCAGAATTTACTTTCGGAAAATAACTTTCCTTCAGAGTATCCAACTTTTCACGGAAAGTGTCTTGGTTTTTAAAATCAATCTCTTCCGTCAGTGACTTAAACTTCTCAAACTGTGTATCAGTCAATTCAGAGGCAGCCTCTAAAACGACCTGTTCCCGAACCAAATCAGAATTAGCAGTCTTCATCTCAATATTTTGTTCCATAATACCATTTAACTGCTCTTCCAGTTCAGCAATTTTCTCAGATTGTGCTTCAAGAACATTATACTTTTCGTTTGGAACGTCAATGTAATGATCTTCAAACAACTGTTTCAAACCAGAAATAAAGTCTTCAGCAATCTCGCCCTTGAGTCCACGCTCAATTGCCAACTCGTTTTCTTTCATCCATTCCTCTACAACATAATCGAGGTATTGATCTACTTTTTCAGATAGAGTATCTTTATACTCATCTATTTCTATCGCCATAGCAACTTGTTGGTCTTCAGTAATTCTTGTCAACTCTTTACGAGTCTTGGATTTAACCGCAGCTTCAAAAATTGTTGCAGCTTTTTCCTTGAACTCTTCAGAGAGGTCTTCTCCATCAACGAGGGCATTAATATCAGACGAAACATCAATGCTCTTGATGTAGTCTTCAACAACCTCTTCGTTCTTCTCAGAAGGCAAATGACCATCTTCTTTTTTCATCATACCATATGTAGCCATAAGGTCTTTCTTGCCCATCGTTTCCATTTCTGCATACATAGCAGCCATGAGTTCTTCTTTGGACTTATTACCCATTTCTTCGTCTTCATCCATTTCTGCATCTTCTTTAACTTTTTTAACTTTCTTCATAGGGTCTGGTTTCCCTTCATCCTTCTGTTGTTCGTCACCAGAGACTTCTTTCGCTTTATCTGCTGCAACATCAGTTGGGGAATCAGCGGCATCTGGTTCTACAACAGGATCACCACCATCTTGCATTTCATCAGATTGGGGCGGTCCTACTTTTTTAACTTTTTTCATCGGCTCTGCACCAGCAGACCCTTTAGTAGGAGCATCATGAGCGGCTTCTTCAAGTTCTGCAAGAACCTCCGCCTCTAGCTCTTCAATTGTTTGGTCTAATTCAGACATAGGAAGTCTCCTTTTTTTTATTAAATATATTTATAAATTACAACTTTTTGAGGAACTTAGCAAAAGCTAAAGCAGCTTCATTCGCTTGTCTTTGACGCTTTTTAACATCGAAACTTCTTTTTATCTCTGAAACATGAGCTTCAATCAAAGAACCGTGGTTCCAAACCCATTCTTTACCCTCCATAATACCCTGTACAAATGCACTAGGTGCAGAAGGGTCAGCAACAATATCCGCTGCTGCCGCAAGATAAAAATCACTTCTCACATACTTGGCACCGTCCCTCTCGTCCAAGCTTCCCATACCTCTAGATGATACACCCAATTTCGTTCCTTCGTCCATTAAAGTTTTGACGATTTTTCCCATTGGAGTATCTAAAATCCTAGCTTCACCTATAATGTTCTTACCATCTGGATACAACTCAGTGACAAGATGTGAAACTCTCTCTAAATTTACTGTTGGGCCATCTGGGTGGCCTAACTCTCCGTATGCTCTTTTTTCATTGACAAATTTATTATTATAGTTTTTAACTTCCTTTGTCAATACATCCATAGGATACACCCGACCATTACGGTTTTTAATATCCCCTTGCATAAAGATACCACGAATTTTATAACTTTTATCACCATCACTTTCTTCGCAAATGTACTCTACATTTTCAATGGCTTCTGATATTAGTTTCATGATTACTATACCCCTGCATGTCCTAAAGAGACTTCTTCAACATATACTGCACCATCGCTTCCGCCAGTCTCGTTGATAACCGAAATGCGATAACCAGTTGGGTCATGATCAAAAAGTAAATAAGACCCATCGTCATATGCGGCACCAACTGTTCCCTCCTCTAACAAAATTTGATCCCCAGCATCTGAAGAGTCAGAATCCGTTCCGCTAAGAGCAACAGGAGAAGCAACAGCAGAGCGAGGTCTTACTGATGGATTTACTGTGGTTGTGCTTCCGGCTTTTAAATAAAATCCGTTTGTGCTAGTTACTGTGGAGTAGTCTTCAGAAATAAGAAAGAAAACATCTTGACCACCAAACTCAGTGACTCTGAAAGATGTTGCCAAACTCAACTTACCGATATCTACATCATGAGCAGCATCATCACCAAGTGTTGAAGCTGAGATTGTGCCAGCATTTCTTAAAGTTTTAAATGACATTTCCTACTCCTATACCGTTAACATTTCTTTTTCAAAGTATCGCATGAGTTCTTTTTCAGTGACTCTAAATTTTTTTGATACTTCTTTTATAGTCTTTTCAAAAGTATTTAGGAAATCTGAAGGTTTAGAATCCATAATTTTAAAGATAGAATCGACAGCATCTCTCATTTTTGGAGACAATTTCTTATATTCTGCTGATTTTTTATGTTCATCTTTCTCAAAAACTAAGTTTTGATAAAGTTCATCAATTCTCTTCATCTTTTTTGGCCTCTTGATTTACAAAGGTGCTGGATAACTCTCTTCTTTTTCCTTCTAACGCTTTACCAACCTTATCAGATATAGAATTGGCAAAATGTTTCTCAGCTTCTAAGTTTGAATTTGACGCAAGATTATCAATTATTTCTCTAGACATTTATTTCTCCTCATCATCTACTTCTTGACCATCATATTTGGCAACATCGTCTGGAGGTATTGGAGTGCCATCTTGTGATGGGTATCGTGTTATACCATCTGTACCAGAAGGAACCTCAATACCACCTTCATCTGGATCAAGACCTTCTTCTTTATTTATCTGATCTTGCATATTTTCAATTTCATTGTCTGTCATACGCAACACCTTTTTCATTACATACTCTTTACTGAAAAATGTACCGATATAAGCCTCCACACTTCCCAAATTATTTAATCTTTCGTTAAGAAGTTCACCGTCTTTCAATTCTGCAAAGTGACCATCAGCCAAGAAATCATATTGAATATGTTCTTGCATCAGTTTCCAATCGTCTAGAGATATCACTCCCTTTAATAAAAGTTGCGTTTTTAGAATATCAGTGAATAGAGGTGTAAACTTCTTTCTAATTCTTTGAACAAACTTTGTAAATTTTAGCTCATCTCTAGTAATTTCATTGGAACGACCTAAACTAAATTGTGACTCTGCTTCCAAACGAGAGATTGGTACATTCAGTGACCTAAACAATTTTCTCTGAAAATAAACGATGTCATCAATCTCACCTAGATTTTGTCCACCAGGCAAAGTTGTAATCTCTGTTCCCCTACCACCTTCTCTTCGTGGAAGCCAGAAATCTTCCAACATACTCATATGATTTCTATCGTCACGAATCTCACCAGTTGATGCGTCATACACCAATTTGTTACGGTAACGGTTCATCACATCTTTGAGATACTGTTCAGCTTTAATCTTAGGCAGATTACCTACATCAATGTAGAAAATTCTACGCTCTGGTGCTCTTGATATACGATAGATTACTAGAGAGTCCTCAATCATTCTTAATTGATTGACGGGTTTAATTGCTTTTTGTAGATAAGATAAAACTCGACCAGAGTTGCCATCAATCAAACCAGATGGAACATAGGTTATAGAATCATCTGATATTTTTATCCCTTGATTTGGTCCATGAACTCCACCACCGGCAACTTCAATGCCTTTGTCGTTATACATGTAAAATTCTTCGATCTTCTTTATTTTTTCTATGCCGGTTTCTGGGTCCAAAGCTTTTTCAACTTGTCTAACCTTTTTAATTTTGGTTGGATCAATGTATCGAAGTTCTGCTATACCCCCTTTAGGATTTTTACCATTAATGATTTTGTGAAAATAAATTCTACCATCAACATACCATCTACGAAAAAGGTCATGACCCTTTTCTTCAAATTTTAGAAGTCTTAAAACTTCCTCAAATTCGTCTCTAATTTTCTTTTTGATTCTGTCTGGATAGGGCAGATTGTCTAATTCAATCTGTACAGATATATCGCTTTCATTAGACACAATGCCTTCATTAACGATATCTTCAATTGCAGTGTCACACTCTGCTTGTTGTGCTATGTCACGATATCGCCTGATTAAATCAATATCGGCTCTATCTCGACCATCGGTATCTAAAACAGAACTATAAAATCCACCGCCCGGAATTTCAATAGTGCCATCGTCAGAGGAAGGACTTGTAAAAGATACAATGTCCTTCTCATCAGTTTTTCTACTAATTCTAAATCCAAAAAGTTCAGCCATAATAACTCCTACTAATCCTTCTCACTCTTATATTTAGTAGGTAAAAATTAGACAAAATTTACGCTAGAGGCTTCAAAGTGTTGGTATCTCCAAGTGACTTCAAAAGTCTCAATCGAATCTGCTTGGTCATTAGTTAAATCTATTGCAGAAAGTGAAGTAGGCCATGCACTTCTAAAAATATAACTTTTGAGAATTGTATCATCCCTATCTAACTGTTCAACCTGTAAGTCAGTTTGATAATCTGCAAGAGCAGTTACTCCGGTTGCTTCTGCGAGATCGTTGATACCGTTCATCCATAATTCCATTGCGTTACGAACCATAAAGTCAGTATCGTTCATAAATGTTGTTGTCCAAGCGTCATCAAAGGTTCTATCTCCAGCAATATAAATCTGCCTTCCTCTAAAGGGGATTGCAATTTCACCTAAAGTTTGTGCTGGAAGATTAGATGCCGTCACCAAGAATGAAGCCCTACGAACATCCAGACCAATTGCAATTCCAGATGGTGGAGTAATGGTAACTCTATATTGATTTGCCCGAGCGCCTCCGCCAAGTAAATTTGCTTTAAAATCATCTATTTGTGCCATGTGAAGTTACTCCTTAAAATTGTCCTACTACTTCACTAAACTCTACACCAGTGCGAACCGCAATAAAGTTAAGAGTAATGAAGTTAATTGATCTGGCTGGCTTGATATAAATGTCACCAATAAACTCATTTCGGTCTATGACCTCACCAGTGTTGTTCGTATCGTCACAAACCACTCTAAAGTCAAAAATACCTCTACGACCTTGAACATCTCTCAAGAAAGGTTCAATGAGATTTCTAAATTGTGCTCTCGTAAATTCATCGTTGAATTCAAAGAGAGAGAATTTAGCAGCAGTTGAAATAGCTTTTTCCAAAACTAAGAACAATCTTCTAACATTGATTCTATCAAATGCACTGGGTTTTGCAAGTGCAGTCTTATCACCAAACAGAACCACTCCTTGGCCTGGAAAATCAACAATAGGATTAATTCTTGCCCGATACAGCTGATCTCTTTCAGATTTCTTAGGATTATAAGAAAGTTTAATTGCACCTCTCACATTACCTCTGTTAAACCCACCTGGCGAGAACCAAGCGTCAGCAACTTGATCTGTGAAAGCACAAAGTCCAGCTGTGTCACCGTTCATTGGAACGAATCGGAAAACATCGTTATATTTGTCATACATTTGTTTATATGCACTATCAAACACCATATATGAAGATGAGGGACAAAGGTCAAATGCATCAACAACATTATCTGTAGCAGTTATAGAACTTGAAACCCCCACAGTTGCAGAACGGTGTGGAGAAGCAAAAGCAACACAATCTCTTCTTGTTTCTACAAGTGCATGTAACATGGTAACATGCGTATCTTGTGTGGATGCGCTGTCACCGGCACCACCACCTTTACCACCAAGAATAAGATTAACATCAACCGACTCTGTATCTTCAAAATTATCATAAGCTATTTCAAGTTCTCCAGCAGTTACCGCATAATCATCAGTACCATTTTTAAGATTTGATGTTGTTGGTGTATCCAACGCAGCGTATGAAGTACCACCAATTTCAAGCTCGATATTGCCGTTTTCGTCTTCATTTGAAGTGCCAGTAGCATCTAGAACAATATTATCTCCAGCATTCGCACCGGCGCCGTCAGTTCCACCATCTTCCATGACGATCTGACTTGTTTCACCAGTGAAGTCTGTGCCCCAGTTAGTTCCGGCACTATTATGATCCATCCAGTATATAAAACTAGAAGTCCTAAAAATTTTGTCTGCATAGTAAACACTATCACCTTGTGGTGATTTACAATTTGGATTTTTAGAGAGGTTTGCAAATGTCTCTAAGACAGCACTTGTTCTATTACCATTACTCTCTACAGCAAATCCATTAATTTCCCCTTGTTGGTCATATACAACAACATGAATCTCATCTAGTGTTCCTCTTTGGTTTTGTGTAGCATAATCTGATGTGCCTGGAGCGGCATCAAACAAATCATAAAATCTCCACCGGCGTCTAATATTTGTACCCGAAGCGATTGTGCTTTGAAGACCAACACCATTCGGATCGTCTTTGAGTTTAATTGTGATAGTAGAAGCATCAGCAGCCGTTACTTGATATTCAAATCCTAGTGTTTCACCAAAATTAACAATATCATGAATGGTGAAAACTGTACCATCAGTTACACTAATAACTGTCTGACCAAGAGCCTCTTCAGCACTTGTGGTTGTTACAGCAGTCTCTTCATATGCAGTTGCATTAGCACAAATGGATACACCTAACGAATTACCATGTATTCCTGCGGTTCTTGCCGCCCATTCACCAACTGAAGCTTGACCATCTTCAAATGAATCTTCATAGTGATCGTCATCACGAATAAGAATTGATGTTCCAGATGCTATCGCATTAGTAACACCAGATTCGCAACGAACAACTTTTAGTTGGTCTGTATATTGAAGAAAATTTGCAGCGGTGAAGAATGTTTCAAACTGATTTGAACTATTTTGGGGTTTCCCAAAAACTTTGACCAAATCTTCTTCACTACCAACAGTTACGATTGAATTAACTGGACCCTTTTCAAAAGCACCAGCAATAGCACCAATCGATGTTGAAACTGCTGGGACAATTGTTGTAAGATCAATTTCTCTTACATGTACGCCAGGAGACTTTAAAAAACTCATTTCTTTACTCCTTTACCGAAGTCTTGTTGTATTTAAGAATATTTATAATATTCGATTTCCTAAACTGACCGTTTTATAAGTGTTATAACTTATAAATAAATACCATGAATGAACACTATGAAAAATACAAAGAGACAATCAAAAGAGTATCTCGTAGAAACTATCACAAAAGAATCGTGATATTAAACGAGCTTTTAGCAGATAAATCGTGTATTCACTGTGGTGAAAGCGAAACTATCTGCCTGAAATTTCATCCTCATGACTCCGAAATTCGCAAGTTAACAAAACGAGTGGGCACCAATGATAAAAGCAGAAAAGAAATATTTCATTTGATAGGTGAGTCAAAAATTCTGTGTTCAAACTGTTTTATCAAAGTTGATAATGACCTAATAGAATTTATTTAGGTTTTTACCAATTTGTCTTATAGTCTCTAACTACAGATGTCCACCTAGTGCCGTATTCATCAATCTCATCTTCAAAGGGGTCATCAACGCCATTCACTATAAAACCAAATGGAGCCATGTCCTGTTCCAGCATATCTTGTTGTTCTCTCATCATGGTCATTCTTATGTCGTTGTCAGTGAGTTCTTTAAAGTATGTCTGGTCTGTGGCCCAACTAAACATAAACATACAAGCAACCAAGTCATCATTACACCCATCATCAGCGGCATAGGATGGACCTCTACTAATAAATGTAGATAATTCATTAACACAGTCATAATCTTCAACAATTAGTTTATTATCCTCGATTAATTGTTTGAGGTTTGAACATCCAATCTTCTTCACAGCTTTAGTTGTTCTAACCCCCAATTGCGCTCTGCCCCCTGAGAAGCCTGCTCCAAGGACTTGGCCTGCTCGCCCACGCATAGAAGCCATGACTAGGTTCTCATACTCCAAATCAAACTGTAAAGTGTTTGCGACCTGTTCACCAATATCATTTACCTCAACCATCACATATGCATTGTTATAAGCCTTCGCAACTTCATGTATCTTGGTAGGAAACAGTAGTGGTTTTATTTCATTGTCTCTAAACTTTGCAACAATCTTGTATGGAATTTCTGTGACATCAAAAACCACAAATGCAGAATAGTCATTTGCAGTTCCCCTAGAAACATCAGCGGTCAGCATGTATGTGCGTTTTTCTTCTGGACGAATGTGAATATCTATTCCAACATTTGAATGAATAGGTGTTTTATAAGTCAGCTGTTTTAATTTCACTGAACTTATCAATGTATTGATTGAACCCAAAAACTCACACTCAAACTCTGAATTAAATTGTGACTCAGATGTGTTTCGTATAGTTTCTATTTTCCACGCTTCATCACGGCCAGGAACTTCACTCCAATGAACCTCTACAGGAATATAGTCGTTTCTTTTTTCTTGTGCGTCCACCCATATCTTATAGAACATATTCATGCCATGAGGAGTTGACACCATAATAACTTTTGTGTTTTGACCAGAGGTAATTGTCGGATAGACAGCAGCGAAGAACTGCTCTGCGATATTTGATGGAACAAATGCAAACTCATCCAAGAAAATCACATTGTATGAACCTCCTCGAATTGCACTTGAAGATGTAGCAGCTGCTATAACTTTACTACCATTCTCTAACTCTATATTACCCTTGTTCCAAGCTATGATGCCTTGTTGCATCCATTTGGGAAGGTTTTCGTATGCAAGTTGTAGTCTACTTAAAATATCTCTTGCAGTTGAGGATTTATTGGCGAGAACAGCGATATTTACATTTGGTTTAAACAATGCGTAGTGTAAGAGGTAACTGATGATAATTGTTGATTTACCAGATTGTCTAGGCAACTTAAAAATAGAAAACCTATTTTCGTGCATAGTTGAAACCATACCTTTTTGAAAATCATACATCTCAAAAGGCACAAGACCCTCATCTAATGAAACAATCTGTACATAGTTCTCTATGAAATAAAGCGGGTCTTCAGCACACTTATGATACTCTTGAATATTTTCTTTTGTAAACTCAACAGCAGTATTTGTTTTCTTTAGATTCGGATTGCCCAAATATTGGTCTTGGTTAGCCATGTTATTTCTCTTTTAACATTTTCTGCAACTCAGCAGTACTCCCCACAAACAATGCATTTGTCACACTTTTAGGTGCGTTGTTTGGCACCTCTTTGAGTTTTCTCATTTTCTCTTGTAGGTCACCAAGTTTTTCAGTGACTTCAGCAACCTGTTTAATAAGATTTCCGGCAACTTCATATGCCCGTGGATGGTCCGATTCTTTGGCGAGTTCCAGTATTCCTTCCACTGCATCCGTTCCTCTTTCGACCAAATTGTAGAAGTTTTGTCTTTGGTATTCATAATCGCTCTCCACATGATCATTATTAGTGTTATTTCGATTTTCTTGGGATGGGGGTGTTATCTCCTGTGATGATATTTCATACGGTGTTTTAGTTGAATATCCCTGATCTACTTTATAAATCTTAGTTCCATCATCATCATATTCCCAAACTCTTTTGTCGGGATCAATCTGATCGATTCCTAGAGCTTTGTCAATTATTTCATTAGACATGGTTATTCATCTTTTCCAGTTACAGGGTTAAATTCTTTGGAATCTGTGAAGAACGATGTTGTTTCATTGAAACCAAAATCATCATCAGCGTCTGCATTAAATGGTTTTGGACTGACTGTGTATCTCTGTTCTCTTGTTGGAGACTGATCTGGTAGGTCAGCAAATTGATCAACTTGAGCAGTCTTAATGACGTTCTGTGAAGAAACAGGGCCATACAAGTAAAATTTACATGTAAAGTTCATCGTATATATTAATGCTCTTCGTTGTTCAAACTCTCCTTCGTAATTGTCCTCATAGGATATCCCATTCAGAACAATGGGTACATCTCTTTTAATACCCATATCAGACATATCGTTTATTGTGATTGTGTAGTCTGGTTGGAAGAATGGTAAAATCTGTTCTACAATCTGAAGTGCGTCATCTGATTGCTTTGCTAGAACATATAAAACAACTTCCAAGTTATACGGCACTGGCATAAACTGAGAATCTAACTGCCTATTCGTATCATCTTTCACTTTTTTAAACTTTTGCACACGACTCAATTTACGAGTTGAATCGTATGATAGATTTTGAATCTCAAAACCAATTCTGGGAAGCGTGATTGCAACTTTACTGGATAAATCAGCGTCTGCTCTAAGGCGAACTAAAAACTTCTCTTTAGGTCCATATGCAAGAGGAACTTTCATAGATTGAACAACATTGCCCGAACTATCCTTTCGCACCAATTGAACATTATTAAATGTTGTACCGAACCCTACAATTATCTTTCGGATTGTTTCGTGGTAGAACTGTTGTCCTAACATTATGAACTGCCTCCTACATCACCAAATGGATTTGTTTCTGTGAAATCCAATACAGAATTATCAGCGTCATCAAATAATTCATTTTGTGCCGAAGTATCTACATTACCATCAGCGGTTGTGCTTCCATCACCTATTATATAGTCTTCCTGTAACAAGAAGCCACTATCTTCACCAAGAAGAACGCCAGCAGATGTTGTCATATCACTGGTTTCTAGTGCGACAACCTCATCATTTGCATCGTCTTCATGTATAATTCTTCCAAATCCACTCTCTAGTAACAATGCGTCAATGGTTGCAGAATCTTGCTCCATTGTAAATTGTAGTGCAAGAGTATCAGTAGATAAATTATCTTCAATCACATCAATCGCAGTGATATCTGTATCAAGAATTTCAGAGCTATACTCAAACAATCTACAACGCAGTTTATAAACCGGATTATTATCAAGTTGGAAATATGGCTCATCATGGTCAACAAAATTTATCTGAAACAATTTTGATAGGATAGGATGAAAAATTAAATCACCCTCTAGTGGTCTATCTGAATTTGTAGATGTTGCCTCTGATATTAAATAACCGCTTTCAAATGATGCTGAGGCTTCAACTGTCCCACTGTCAAGTGTGCCATCCTCTAGCAAAATAGAACCACCAAGAGTATCAGTTCCAGACTCTATAGTAATCTGTTTTGTGAGGTCTTGAAATCTTTCCTTCGCAACAACAAATGTAGCTTCACTTAAATTCTGCAAACCAAACTGACCCATCAGTTCTTTCTCACCAGCAAAACCACCCTCACTATCTTCCATATACATTTCAATT